TTTGGTTTTAGATGGAGACAAATTTGGTTTGGTTGGATGCTACACGAATAGACTAAGAAGCAAGCACCAATTGCACAATAAAGAATTTAGCTACGACCTAAACGTAAAAAATCATTATGAGATAGCGCAAACGTACGGGGGGGGTGGGGTGCAAGAAATCAAAGAGTATATCGCTGGCTTTTTTATGTGCTTTCAATACAAGACTTGGAAAAAAATTAAGTTTGACGAAAATACCTTAGCTTTTGATTCATTGTTTTCGATGCGAGTAAAAGAGATTGGCTTAAAGATTGGTTTAATCCGTTCGCTTTACGTTTTCCATAGTTACCGACTTTGGGCAGACGTTGAGCCTTGGAATGAGAAAAAACATTTACTAAAATAAATTGGTATCTTTATGATAAAATTATTAATTGACCTTGCACCCTTTGAGAAAGGCGAAGTATTAAGCGTAGGCAAGACCTACGACACTTACTTAGTCGAAAAAGGCATGGCGGTTTGGGTCAAAGTGGACAAACAAGACTATAAGAAAAAATGAGCGTAGTTAGACCTTTAGAAATTGCGTACAATTACCAGGTAGCTACTGAGCCAATTACTTTGGCAGAAGCAAAAGCTTGGTTGCAAATTGACTTTACCGATTGGGATACTGTGTTAACTAATCAGCTAATTCCAGCGGCTAGGATTGAATCTGAAAAGGCAAGCGGTATGCTTTACGTTCAACGCAATGTGACTATTTCTAACAACAAGAGAGATCAAAGGATTTACCCAATTGGGCCTTGGGTTTCAGACGTTACAACTGACGAAACCGAGATTGAGAATTATACTTACTCGGCTGGCTTTAATAACTCTAATCCTTTGCCACAAGACCTAAAAGTTGCAATGCTTAGAAGGATAGCGACTGATTTCGCGTATCGTCAAAACCTAATTACAGTTCAGGAACAATACGCGCAGAAGAATAGCATTACAACTGAGTTGAAATATAGAGCTGACTTATTTGTATGATAAATTTTGGAAAATACGACCAAAAGGTTGAGTTTGTTTCGTTTCAGGCAATTAATGATGGAGCTGGAGGTACTACTGTAAGCCCAACAACTTCTTTGTCTACATTTGCGGCGGTTACGCAAAGGCGTGCAAATAGTGATATAGAATCTGGAGAATTAGTTTTACCAAGCACATTGGAATTTCGAATTCAATACCGAGTTTCTTTTGTGCCAAGCGAAAATTATCAAATTCTTTACAGAAGCAAGTATTATAAGGTTACTGGCGTACAATTAAATGACCAGAGACAACATAAGGAGTACATTATAACTGCTGTAGGTGTATGAGTGTAAAGGTTAAAGGATTAGATAAGGCTTTAAAGGATCTTGATAAGCAAGAGCAAATAGTAATAGATGCAGTTAAAGATATTTTAGAAATTACGGCAACAGACATTGAAATTGAGGCTACCAGAAATGCACCAAATTCATATCAAATTGGAAACGCAACAATTAATTTAAATTTTATTCGGCAAAAAATTGATAAAAAAGTTTTTGAAAATGGATTACTTTGGAATGTTGGTTTAAGCGTTCCAACAAGTGGTGAACAATGGGAGGCTTGGATGGAATTTGGAACAGGATTAAGTGCGGAACAAATATTAAAAAATCCAACCTATTCTGAAGAAGTTAGATCATTAGCACAATCATATTACAGAAACGGAAAAGGACGTATTATTGGCCAGCCTTACCTTATGCCAGCCTTTTTTAGGAATACAGCTAATTTAGTAACCGATATTGAAAACGAGATAAACAAAGACTTAGGATGAGAGAAATAGCTACCGACATACGTATTGCAATAATAAATGCAATTTCTCCTTTAACGCTTAGTGGAGTTACTATTCCAATTTACGATACGGAATTACCGCCAAGCATTAACCCAGCCAATTACCAAGGTTCGGCTGCGTTCGTATTAATTACGGACCAAAACGAAGCGGAAACAACAAACAATGATTGCTCTATTAGACAAAACGCAACTTTTCAGATTAGTATTATTACTAAGTTTCCACAAGGCAACGGAGGTAAAAAACTTTCTGAGAATATTTCCAATGCAATTCAGCAGAAAATGAATTTAACGGACATCGTTTTGCCAGGTGATTTGCAAGCAATAAACATTAGAAAGAACTTTTCTCGTGTTCAAATTGAGCAAGGTAGCAGCCAAATCGCTTACCAAAAAATATTATCATACACGCTCGATATTTTTCAGGTGTCTTGATAATTAAAATTTTATGTATATTTGTTAAAACGAATAAGCAATGGCAACATATCAATTAGGCAATTTCTTTACTTTCGAGTGGAACAATCTTCCAGTCGTTTGTAAAACTTCCGCTTCTGTGTCCATTTCAAACGAGTCAGTTGTTGTAAGAAACGATTGCACGGGTGACTATGGAGTTAGACTTGAAGGCGGAGACAAATCAGGTTCTTTCTCATTTAGCGGAGACCTAGATTTTGCATCTACTGGAGCATCTAACCTTTCAGCATTTGACTTGATGGAGGACATCGGTAAAGTGTTTGAATTGGTATTTGGAGGCACAGAATCAGGTGACAAAATCATTACTGTTGACGCTCAGTTAAACTCTGTTGAAATCACAGCCGAAAGAAACTCTCAAGTATCTTTCTCTGGAACTTTCGACTTTGCTGGAGCTCCAACAATTAGCGTAATACCAACCTAAACAAAATATATGGCTAAGTACCATTCAGCTCCTTTTAAAGAGGGAGAGATTTTCTTTTACCCAAATTTGGGAGCTTTAGCAAACTTTGAGGATTTTACAGGACAAGGAATTGCAGATGCTTTTACTGGTCAATCAATCCCTAAAATAGATTTGATTTATGCCTTACTACACGAATGCCATAAAGTGGCTTGTTTACGTAAATCAACAAATCCAGTAAGCCTTGACGAGTTAAAAGTTTGGATTGAGGGTAAAGATGTAATGATGTTGTTTAACAATGTTTTGGCTGACTTGCTTTTGGAGTTAGGTGTTGGTGAAAGCCAAGAAAAAAAAACATAAATGAATACGAGAGCGAGGATTATTCCGCTCGCCAAAATTTAATGCTGCTCGTAGGTAGGACAAAAATCCCTTATGAGCAGCTTTTTTGTTTAAGTAGGAAAGAGTTAAAGGCATTGGTAAAAGGCCACGAAATCGACCAAAAGGATATGATTGAGGCAATGCGAGTCCACGCAATAATTGGATTGCAACCTCATTTAAAGAAAGGAGCTAACTTAGAGGCAAATAAAATTTGGCCTTTGCCTTGGGATAATGTGCTTAAGCCTTTTGAGTCAACACAGCAAGACTTTGCTAAAGCAAAGAAATTGTTGGAAATTGCAAGTAAACTAGAAAGAAATGGCAAATCCAAGAATAGACGTTGAAATTGGAGCGGTAATTGATGGCTTAAAAAAAGGCTTTGGGCAATCAGTTGGAATTATTGGAGCACTTGAAAAGCAAGCTTTAGATTTAGACAAGGCTTTAAGGGCTGCAACTGATTTACCAGAGATTCAAAGTTTAAATACAAAACTAGCTCAAACAAAAGCCGTTTTAAATGAGCTAAAAAGCACTGGAATTGAGCCTTTAACTAAAGCTACAAGAAATTACAACGCTGTTGGAGTTGATTTTGCAAGAATTATTCAGGATGCTCCTTTTGGAATTATTGGTGTTGGCAATAACATTCAACAACTAGCTTTCTCTTTTCAAGAATTAAGAAACACAAGTACTTCAACAGGAGCTGCTCTTAAACAGGCTTTTGCACAAATAATTTCTCCTGGAAATGCTTTGTTTTTAGTAATTTCTTTAGTTACTAGCGCATTAACTGCCTATCAAATGGGAGTTTTTGATTCAAAAGAAGAAACAAAGGATTTAGAAAAAGAAACTGAAACTTTTGATCAAACTTTAAGAAAGGTTGTTGATTCTCTTGGTGCAGTTAGACAAGCAAGATTAGAAGGCTCTAAAGGTGCATCGGATGAAATAGTACAATTAGATTTATTAAATAGAGCTTTAACAGATACCAACCAGCCACAAAATATAAGGATTGCGGCCTATAAAAAATTAAAAGAAGAATATCCGACTATTTTAAGTAATATAACTCAAGAAAAGGCATTAGCAAATGGTTTGGGTGATGCTTATTTAAAAGTAGTTAACGCAATTACTCAAAGAGCCTCAGCCGTTGCAATCGAAGAAAAGTTAGTTGAATTAGCCAAACAAAGATTTGACATTCTTGAGAAAGAGGCTAACGAAGTAACTTTGCAAAATTCTCTTTTAAAACAACGCGAGTCTTTAATGAGTCAAATTGCCGAAAGAGGTATTACAATAAATAAAAATGGTTTAACGTTAGCTGAAATTTTTGGCGACCGAACAGTTGATTTTGCTTTGGCTGATTTAGGTAGAGGCATTGTTGAAATTAACAAAGAATTTAATTTACTTGGAAATGTAGTTGCGCCAAAAACACAATCTGAGTTAATTAAAAACGATGCGGCAACCGAGAAATTAAAAAATAATTTTTTCGACTTAAATTTAGAGTTGTCTGACTTTTTTGAATTATCAAGTAAAACTGACGATAAAAGCAAACAACTTAAAAGGACTTTTGAAGATTTTTCTAAAATAGATAGTATTTTGACCTTTGCAAAGCTTGAACAAGAAGGCAAGTTTTTTGAGGATATTGAAAAACAACTTGTGTCAATTGAATCAGGAGCCGCAAGAACAAGAGGTATTTACAAACAAAATACAGATGCAATTGCAGAATCCAGTAATGTTTTAAAACAATCATTACAAGGGAGCGGGATAAGTGTAGAACAATTTTACGCAGCAATAGCAAACGGAGCCGCTGAAGGATTTTCATCTTTAGATTCATTTGTTAGTAGATTGTCAGAAACTCAAGCTTTTATTAATCAAACATTTGCAATTTTAGAGCAAGGTGCAGAAAATACACTTGGTGATGTTGCTTTTGCAATTGGAGACGCTTTAGCAAGCGGAGGCAATGTTTTAAAAGCGGCTGGAGGTGCTTTACTTGGCGGTATTGCTGGTATTTTAAATCAACTTGGACAATTAGCCATTGCAACTGGTCTTGCAGTAGAAGGGATAAAAACTGCATTAAAAACCCTTAATCCAGCGGTCGCAATTGGAGCAGGTATTGCTTTGGTTGCTTTGGCTGGTTTTGTATCAAATAAAGCAAAAAGCTTGGGAGGTTCTAAAGGTGGAGGTGGAGGCGGCGGCGGCGGTGGGTCTTCGGTTGGTAGCTCAGGAGTTGGCGGTGGAACTTCTTTTGCTGGAGGTGGCCAAGGTGCTTTATTTCAGCAAAACAGAGACCTAAACGGCGAGCTTGTTGTAAGAGGCCAAGATTTGGTTTATGTATTTGGTCAGGCTAATGATAGGATAAACAAAGGATAAATGAACAATTATAGGTTATTGCTTTCCGTACGAAGTGGACTTGGTACGATAACAGTTAACGGAGTAGCTCCTCTAGAATTCTACACCGAAGGCGATACGCTAACCATTGCAGTTGCGCCCGAATCAGGATTTCATACGGCACTTTGGTATTCTAGCCCAGGCAATTCGTTTATTAGCTCGTCTTTATCATTTAGCTATACAATGCCGTCTAACGATGTTAAAATGTACGTTGAGCTAAGTGGCCAAAATACGCCTATTAATGACTACGGCTTAAAATATGAGGGGGGGTATGCTACCAATTATGGCGGCTTAGTTTGGAACTTGCAAATTCTAAGAACTGGATATTCTGGCGCTGTTACTCCTTTACAAATTAATAATATAACTTACAACTGGGGAAATACAGGAAATGACCCGATAGAGACAATAATTGGCTCTTCGGTTGATTTTACAATTGCTGGAGAAACTGGAGATTTCAACGAGTTTTTAGTTGGTGGAAATCGTACTTGGAAAGTTATTTTAAATCAAATTGGAGCTAATAACGACATTACCAATTATACTTCGGTAAACGTTACTCAAAGTTTTAGGTCTTTGACTTATGGCAATGGCTTGTTTGTTGGAGCATTTAGTTTAATTCACTATTCTACGGATGGAATTACTTGGAGTACTGTTCCAGCTGGCTTAACAATTGAATATGTAACTTTTGGCAATGGAATATTTGTTGGCGTTGGATACTCGATTGTTTCAGGCGTTCCAACTGCATTTGCTGCTAGTTCACCCGACGGAATAAACTGGACGGCTAGAACGCCTGCGGCAAACAATTGGTGGCAAGACGTAGCTTATGGCAATGGATTATTTGTTGCAGTTGCTAGAACTGGCACGGGCAATAGAATTATGACCTCGCCCGATGGAATAACGTGGACCTCAAGAAATAGCGGAATAGACCCCGATTTTAGCTCTGTAGCTTATGGGAATGGAATTTGGGTTGCGATTTCTGAAGGCTCAAC